CACACCTTTGCCACCCTATCGGGGTAACTCGCCACCCCTTTGGCTACCATTCGCCGTCACGAATATTTATTTTGCGTTCAGCCCTTACTTTGTCTGTCGGCAGGGCGTTCCCCTTTTTGTTGTTGCAATAATAATGTGCTGGAGCGAGATTCCCAACGTCACGACACGCCGCCTCGGGGCTTGAATAACCGCCCTCTGCATATCGTGAACAAGGCGTTATTTCATCTATGACAAATGACCACGGATGCTTTGGGTCACTTGGTTCATCGTAATGTATCGGACGACCGCACAAGTGACAAGGCAACCCTTGGGCTTTAAACCGTGCCCTCATCTTCCGCCTGAAGTTTCCATTCTTCCACCGTGGGTTACTTTTTCCACTCGGCATTTTCTATCCGTCCCCCTTTTACTATGCCCCCGGTCAAACAAAAGAAGGACACCCTTTGCGGATGCCCCTCTCCCGGTTACATTTTCGGGGGATGAAAATGTCCTTTGTCCTATCTGCGGACAATAACAGAATAAACGATAAAAAGTGTCACGGCGTGTCGCATTGAAAATTTTTTTCTAATTCTTTTATCGCTCGTTTGTGTTTCTGTTTGACCGCATCCTCGGATGTCATTCCAAGTTTAAAGGCAACCGCAACCCATGGATTAAGTCTGCACGGGTTCTTTCTGTTCTCAACAAGATAACGTTCCGTCAGTACTGCGACATATTCGGGGTTCTCCAACTGTTCCACCGTGGCTCTTATCTCGTTGTTCTTCCTTTCAAGTGCGAATCGTTCCCGTTCCCATTCGCTCTCAAGGTCTATCAGCTCGGCGGCTTTTTCTCCCCATGTGTCTATCATTGTTCCTTTGGATGCACCGCTGTCATCTAACTGTTTGCACCTATACCCGAGATCCGTTTCCAGCTTGATGATTCTTTCCCGGATATATCCCAACTTCTCACGGATTTTAACGCTTTGTAATAGATATTCCCTTGCGGTCACATTCACTCCCCCCTTTTCTTTTTCAATTCCTTGGCTTTGGCATCCAAGAACTTCACAAAATCCGCACAGAATTTTTGGTCTTTCTTCCACCTTTCATAAGCCTCATTTGAATAATCAGGGTCAACAAGTGCCGAGTAAGTCATCCCTAAAATTTCTTCAACATCGTGCCCAAAATCATCGGGAATCCATATTTCTCCTTTTTCATACTTGGCAAATGTCTGCCTTGAAACATCATAGCCATATTCTGACTTTAGGATTCCACGCACCTCGGTTCTTGTTACACCTCTAAACTTCATGGCATCCGTCAGTCTTGCACCCATCATCCTGCGTTTTGTAATGATAAAATATGAAACATAAGAATTTTGTTTTTTCATCTGTCATTTCCCCTTTCTAATCTCCCCAAATCCTGCGTGTATAATTGTGTTTGCTCGTTCCCTTGTCATATAAAGGTTTTCCCCTGCTACGACTTTCCGATTAAGTAATGTGTCGAAATATGTCTGAATGATTCTGACCTTAATCCCTTTGTTTTTCTTCTTGGCGGTCAAAACCTTTTCCCACGCTTTCTTGATTCCCTCATGATCGTAGTCAAAGGACACACTTGGCACATTCAATAACTTGTGGACATCGAAACCCATGTCAAACGGCACGACATAACCATTCACACCGTCCTTGATGCCCATTTCCTCGGCTGACCCGAACGGGCAACATATAATCGGGGTTTTATTGATTAGTGCCTCAAGCATTGAATAAGACCATGCCTCGGAATCTGAAAGCTGAACCAAATAATCGGCTCGTTTTATGTACGGCTGGATGTCCTCTCTAATTCCCATGTTGACCATTCCCTCGGGAGCGTTTGGAATAACACCGTCCGAAAAGTTAAACCAAATGAACGGAATCTCTGCATCGTTTAGCATTTCGGCTAACGTCCGCATCCTGACCTCGTTCTTTCCCTTGTCCACGGCTGGGATTCTTGTCGCTGATACCAAAATCAACGCTTTCTTTTCGCTTTTTTCTATCGGGTTATGAATAATCATGCCGCCCTTTGCCTGTTCTCCGAATGATTCCTTGCTGACTTCTGACACATTGACGATGTAGTCTGAATCCTGCGGAATGTTCCACGCTGGATTTGTCCTGCATCCGTGACACGTTCTGACCGTCTTATTTGCAAATACGTTTGACGGCATACTGTCAAGGATTCTCAAGATGATTAAAGTGTCGCAATAATAAGTCGCCCTTGGGTCATAATCCACGACATTGACGTGTTCCTCTAATCTTTTACGCTGACGATCATTTACTTTGCCCACCAGCAATGTCACGCCCTCAAACATCGCCCCAAAATGGTACACAAACGACTCAATGCCGCCGATGACGTTTAAAAAATTGGTAAAAAGAACGATTTTGTACTGTTCAGGCACTCGGATGATAGAACATCCCCGGAAAGATTCGCCTTTTTGGTAATGTGTCCATATTGAACACGGTCTTATTATCTGACACCAACGTTTTAATGCTGGAATCTCATTTTCGTAGGTCATCAGGATGACCTCGTTGGTTTCATCGTCCTTTTTGATCGCATCGAGGATGTCTTTTCTGCCCTTGGTCACTCGTTCATAGTAGTAAACGACCCTTTTAGTCCTGCATAAGCCGTTTTTATATCGTTTAGTGTTCGAACCCTCGGCATCGGTTCTGTAAAAATACAGATAATCGCTAATTGTGGACACCTTAACGGGCTTGTATAGATAACCCAAACGCCTTGAAAAGTCCTCATCCTCGGTTGCATCCTTTTTTTCTGTGAATCTGACCTTGCCGATGTATGACCTTTTGAATGTCCGGGTACAAGCTGACGGATTTGTCAGCCGTTCGCCCTCTCTGACCCTGAAATTAAACGATGCACCGTTGCAATTAAGTGACCGCCACGAAAACTCGATGATGTCGGGGTCATCTTCTATCTTCTCAAGAATCCGCTGGATGAAGTCGTCAGACACAAGGTCATCAGAATCGATAAATTGCACATAGTCGCCTGACGTTCTATTTATGCCCAAATTCCTCGCTTTGCTCTGACCCGAATGTTTTACCCTTAAAACTTTTATGCGGTCATTTTGGGCGGAATATGGTTCGTCAGAGCCGTCATCTATCACAAGCACTTCCACGTCATCGGTCAACTGACTTTCCAGCACACTCAAAAGCTCGTCTGTGTATTCCTTGGTGTTGAAGTAAGGGATAATGATTGAAAGTTTCATGTTTTCCCCTTTCCGAAATCAAACTGACTCATGAAATATCGGTATTCTTCATCGTTGTCAAAGTCTGTCGTGTAGTCATTGATCGCCGTGTAATTCGTGTAATCAATCACGTTCAGCCGAGTGCCTTTGATGACTTGCCACAATTCCCACGCTATCGGTTCACGGTTGAACATCCCTGATTCAGCAAGGCGAATCGTTGCATTGATACAAGCTCGGAAAAGTCCTGTGTCCACCACCTTGAATGCGAACGGTTCAGCCCAACGCTTTATATAACACGGTGCAAACGGCGGAGCCGATGCGAAAAATTCGATGTCGTCTGTTTCAGTTTCCACAATGGTATTTATTGCCATGGGAGAATAAAAGACATCCCCGAACAGATAACAGCACGGCTCGTCCATGGGATAGAATGCCTCAAGCCAATGCCCACCGTTGCCGAAATTGTTTTCATGATGCAAGACCGGGACACCGAACTTTTCAAACCTTGGGTCATTCGAGCTGATCGCTATATCTTCAACGCTCATCCCCCTTAACAAAATGATCGTCCTTTCCACCAAGGTCATCCCGAGTACTTCCCGGAGTTGCTTTGGCGATTCCGTATGGTATTCGCCGCCGCACATGATGATGTATTTCATTCCTCGCCCCCCTCTCTGCCGATATAGTAGGGGTCACACAATGCGACATCCCCGTCATCGAATCTGACCCATACACCCTCACGGTCTTTTTCGATAACCACTCCAGCCTTTTCGGAATAGCCATAAAGTGGTGTATGTTTTGCCTTTACCCTGTCCCCGATGCTCAAAGTCTGTTTCTTGGCTTTAATTTCCTTGTCAAACTTTGCATCGAGATAATCCATGAACTGATTTTCTTTTTCGTTCAAACCAAATTCATCCTGCATTTTCATTCCCCTTTCAATTCTTGATTAGCTTGTCGAGGTCATATTCCTCAACGGGTCTTTGCATTAACCCTGTGTTGAACTGTGTCGGCTTGATGACCTTGGTTTCGTTCTTCCTGCGATTAGCCCATTGACGTATCACGGCATAATGTGACTTGTATGTCTTGCCCGTTGATGCAATGTATAGGCTTAACTCATCTATCAACCCGATCATTCCCCCGGTCTTAATCTTTTCGTATTCCTCATCAGACAAAAGAACATTCGCACACTCGCCATAATGTCTTTTATTATTAATAGGATTAGGATTAGGATAAGGATTAGGATTAGGAGTTTGTTTTTGGTTGTTTTTGCTTGTTTTTGCTTGTTTTTGGTTGTTTTTGGTTGTTTGCTTTGCGTTCTGATTTCCAACCGGGGCACCGCCCTTTTTGCCATTTCCGGCTCTCGATGATCGATAATTTTCTTGTCTGTCAAGGTGTGCCTTGAGTGTAGGAAACATCGACTTTGCCACGATGTCATCATTCAGGACATCCGAATAATCCATGTCGTTGGCATAACGAAAAAGAGCCAAGAAACACCGACCAACACTTTCAATGGGCATCTGTTCCAGCGAGTCCATAAAATCGCCGCATACAATTTGAATCTTCTCAATCATCATCTTTCCCCCGGTAACGTTTACACGCTTTCGTTGATCGCTGTCGCACACTTAAACCCATGTCACATTTCCCGTAACAAGTCGTTCCGCAAATCCTCTGAATCGGTCTGAAGTGTTCACACGAACCGCATTTGTTTGTCAGGTCTGTGCGTTTCTTCAGCTCGTCCTTGGAACGTACCTCACGCCACATTTCCTCATGACGTGAGGCATTCGCTATCGCATCCAGCCTTGTCCTTGCATCCGCACCCTCGGGAATCTCTATCTCACAAACTAACTTCATCAAAGCACCCCCTCGTCATAATCCTCGGAAAGTTTGAACCCCGGATATAAAGGAAAATCAAACCACCTCTCAACGTTGCCGAACGTCTGATTTGTTTCGTGGTCAAACCACAAGCCACGGTCAGCAAAATATGTCGCAACAACGCAATGTCCGTCCGTGGTAGTCACCAGCATCAATGCCGATTTTCCCTCGATGTCCACCTTGGGCTTATCCACCTTGAAATCTCTCCAAATTATCATTTCCATTCCCCCTTTCGATTAATAAAGGATTTTTACGGTTTCATAACCGCTATTCATTAGTGTTTGTGCGGCTCTGTATGCCTCATCCTCGGTCTTAAAATTCAGAACCATGCCGCTGGATGTTCTTTCGATTTTCTTGATACCTGACAAGCTCCCTCTAATGGGTTTCTTGTCATCGCTGACATAAACTTTTTTCATTTAATCCCCCTTATGGTCATTTCAACCCATGACTCATGTGACCAAAATTTATTAATTGTTATCTGACACACTTGGGAATCATCGTTGAACGCTACGCCCTTGAGTGCATCGCATAGAGCCTTGATGCAATTATCGAGGTCAGGCACCTTTGTTGGGCGACCATACACGATCATTTCGTCCTTGGCTTTCTTACTTGCCGACTTTGGCACCGCAAAATATAAATTGATGACCATTTCTATCGGCTCTCTTTCAGCCCACAACATCGGCTGAATCGGGTTCTCGATTAAATATGCATCCTTGACCTTTTTGGCGTATTCCTTGACCCTTTTAGGCGTGTAACAATAGCCACCCTTGAATCTTGTGCTTTGCTTGGGTACTATCTGCCCGGGAATAACGAAATACACTTCTTTGTTTTCTTCCATTTCCTCACTCCCAAAACTTTTGATAATGGCTATACCAAGTATTCCGTGCATCTTCCTCGGTAAAGCCTTTCCGAATTTCGTTGCTGATAAAACACCTTTGAGCCTCGATTTGTAATGCTCTGTCAAACTCGCCTTTGTCGTGTAGCCGTTCATGGTGGAATCGGCACAAATAAACGGTCAGACCGTCCTTGTCGGCTCGTTCTCTCATGCTCCCATGGATGCAATGATGAACGTCATCCGGGGAGCCTTCGATTTTGAAATACTTGCGACAGATAAAACATTCTTTTGTTTCTTGGATAATGCTTTTCATTTCACACATAATCATCAATAGTCATTTGTTTGTTTTGCTTTAACCGATAATTCAACCGCCGATACTCGTCATAGACGGGTTTCCAAATAATCTCGCATTGTTTACGTTCGGCTGGGAAAAACTTTTCCAATGTGTCCAGCTCTTTTTGTAACCCCAACGCAAACGGACAGCCCTTGCATCCCGTTCTTGTAAAGTTGTATGGTTCTCTGTAAATCTCACAAATCTCGATTCTGTATTTTTCGATGAACCATTCTTCCCATTCCTTGGTCACGGGCACTAATGGCTGGAATGCTTTGAGCTTGTCTCCCCGGAACGCCAAACATTGTGCGGATATTCTCTGTCCACCCTCATCAGGCATAATCCCAATGATCGAATACGGCTTGTCGTTTTCCTTTGACCATTTGTGCAAGGGGGCTTTTTTCATTCGGTCACAACACTTGCTTGAAACCTTTAAATGAAAATCCTCGGAAAACTGATACATCAAGATTTTGGGACATAGGTTTTCAGAAAACTTTTTTTTGCCACTTCTTGGCTCTTTGCGGTTCATATAGACGTTGACGGATTCCGTGTCGCCACTATTCTGATAAACCGACAAAATATTCGAATGATACTTTGACTTGAACGGATAGCCCACTTCTTCAAGCGTTGGTTTTATCGGTGTTTCGGGTTTTAGGATGACCAGCTCCCACGGATGCTCTCTCTCTCTCTCTCTCTCGACAAATTCGTAAATCAGCCGATATTCGATGCCCGTGTTGGCATACACCCTCGGGATTTTATTCCCCGGAATTGCCATGTCGATTAATGCTGACAAAACTGTCGAATCCTTGCCACCCGAAAAGGACACATAGAAGTTTTCTTCCCCGTATTTGGTTATGATTTGACGGATTTTCTGCAAACGGTCTGTCAACAAAAATTCGTTTGTCATTCCTTTTCCCTCTTTTCGTATCTCTCCAACGCCTTGGCGATTTGTTCATCCTGCGGCGGTACTAATCCGCATTGCCGCATTTCATCCGAAACGCCGTCTATTAGTCGTGACATTTCAGCCGTGTCGAACTCATGTGACGGCTTGAGCATGATGTACCACCGCCTTGAACCCGTCCGCTTTGCCGTTGGCTCTAAATGGTTGTTTGCATCTTCTTCCGCATCCCTTTCAGCTTTGGGCGTGTCCGGGAGTGCAACCCAAATCTCCTCGTTATCCATTAGCAAATGTGACCCGTACTTCCTCAAAAGGATGTTGTGCATATAGGCATTTGAAACCCTCATTGCCTTTGCCAACTGTGTCACGCATTGCCAATAAAGAGCATTTGCATTAAGTGACCGCTTTTCGTGGTATTCCGTGACTTCCCATTTGCCCTCGGTCTGCTGGGACAGATAGCCAATGCATTCAAGCGTTGTGCCGATCATTTGCATACCTCGATGTAATAGACCGCATATTCGCTTTCATTCGGGTTCTTGGGCTGAACCATTCGGGTCTTGATGTTGTGACCCTCTTTGCGGAGCTGATGAATCTCGCCTGATAAGCGGTAAAGACCGAACTTGAGCCATGCATCCTTTCCACTGATTCCGTTGCGATGTGTCTGTAAGTAGTGCAGGAGCTTTGCTTTTTTACTTGGTTTCTTCATGCGTTCCCCTTTCTTAATGCCTTTCTATACTCGACATCAAAATCGATGACCTTGTTCACGGATAAATGCGAATTGTAAGCCTTGGAAATATCTCTCAAAAGCGTTTCCGCATTCTTATTCACGGGAGCAAAATCGACATAGTTTTTATTGACTACTTTGATGAATCTCTGAACATCGACCTTTTCAAGTCTCATACACCAAGCCAAAGCCGATGTGACAAGCCTTTGTGCCCCGTCTATTGAATGGAGCGGCTGGGATAATTCCTTTAGATATTCGAGACTTTCCTTTGCTTTCTCGAAATCCCGGTCAGACATTTCAAAATCTCCCTCTTGGAGAATCGTTGACGATGAACCGTTGACAATGATGACATTCTTGACGATTCCGTATAATTCCTGATAATTGATGCTTTCGTTGTCTGCTAACAGTTTGAGGAACATCATGTAAGACAGATTCCCTTCTTCCGCATAGCTCTTGATATAATCGAGCGTTTTCCAATTTGATCGCCCAAGGTTTAATTCCCTCGCCAACTCTATCCCGACACCCTCAACGATGTAATAATGGACGGGGAGTCCCAACGACTCCAAAGCACCAAGGCGGTTCTGACCGTCTATGACTTCCATGTTTTCGTTGACGATAATCGGATTAAAAATGTAACCGTTACGCTGGATGCTTGACTTGACTTTCTTGACCGCTTTGACATCACGGTTTCCCTTTAATCTCTTGAACTGTGCATAATTCGTTGTCTGATAAATAGGCACGTTTGTTTTCTTGTCCATTTCCATTCCCCCTTTTAGTTATTCGAAAGGCAATTCCTCTGTGACGGTTACATTCAGAAAATCGTTTCCGGGTTTCTCGGTCTTTTCCCCCTTGCTCTCGCAAAAGTCCACGCTGTCGATGATGATCGAAACGGATGACATTTTCTTGCCGTCCTTGGATGTGTAGGAATCGCTCTGCAAGTGTCCTGAAATCGCAACCTTTGAACCCTTGGAAAACCACTTGTCGATGAACTCGGCACTCTTGCCGAATGCGGTCACGTTGAAAAAGTCCGTGACATCATCCTTGCCCTTGCGGTCAACGGCAACGGAGTTTCTTAAATATGCCGTGCCGCCCTGCGAATATTCGAGTTTCATGTCCTTTGTGAATCTGCCGATAATGTTGACGTTATTCATTCTTTCCCTCTGCCTCTGCTTTCTCGGTAATCTGTTTATAGAGTTTCGCTTTCATGACGGGATAAGTTTCTGCGGATATGCCGCCGCAATTCTTAACCCATTTCTCAAAGTCCTTGCCACCAGCCTTGTCATATAATTCTTTCAGCTCGGCTTTCATGCCGTCCTCGACCTCGTTCTGTTCCTGCTGTTTAATCGCATTTGCGACTTCCTCAAAACTTGCAAGGGATGTTGTTGCACCTATTCCGATGAATCCCAACGCACGACCCACGCATGATGTTTCGCAATTCTCGATGAATGATGTCTTGTTGATAAACGAGGATTCTTCCTTTTCCTGTGCGTGACCCGTGGCGATAATCTTCCCGGTGCCGTCCGTGATCGTTGCTTTCATCGTGACCACACCGTCCGCAAGGGATAAAATCTCTGTGGTAATCGTTCCGTCAGGGCAAATCTCACGGAATGCAAGAATCCTCTGATTTACGGTGTTGTAGTCGTTCTTGTGAACTCTCCCGTCCTTTGACTTCTTTTCCAAGGTCACGGGAGTAAGTCGCTTGTTGACTTCCTCAATTTTTGAATATTCCATGTTTTCCTCTCTTATCTGTTCAAAGTGTCGATGACAATGTTATCTGTGACTAAATCCCGGACGATGCATTCGTTCAGCCTTGCGTGATGAACCGCATCCGCTTTTTCCTCAAAGTAGAGATTGAACTCGGTTTCATCGAATGCGTGGAACATTGCCCATGCTGGAATCGGCTTGTTGTCGCTGTCCTTAATGCTGATAACTTTTCCCATATTTCCTCTCCTATTTGGTAAAGAAATGGGCACCATACTGAAACAATTCCTGCTTTCCGTTTCTGTACCCATACTTGTTGAAGTACAACGCCCCAAGGCTCCAGTCCTCGCCGTCCATGACCAAGGCAAGTGCTTGATGACATTCATCCGATACATTCGGGGTCATTCCCTCGATGTAAAACTGACCGGGGGAATAAATGACATCGTGTATTGACATTCCCCATTTTTCAGCTCGGTTGAGGACTACGTTCATGACCAGCATCATGCCCCGAACTCCCTCGCCCTTTGCCTCTGCGAATGCTATTTCCTCAAGTAGCTCCTGCTCCTCAAGTGTCAGATTCGGAATGCTGGGTTCGGGGTCTTTTTCGATGTAAACGTATTCCGTCACGATCTCGGGCACTTGCTCGATGTAGACGTATTCGGTTATCGTTTCGGGTTCTGTGATTTGTGGCTGTGAATGTGCCTGAATGGTGCCGTGGATGACTATCCCAAAGACGGTGCCGATGATTAGAAGTAAAAGATTATTGAGCGTTGTTTTCATCCTGTCCTCTGTTCTCCAAATAATTGATTAGTGCCTGTGCCTCTGCGTGTTTTTTGCCTAATCGAATGACCTTGCCCCCGGATTCCTCGAAACCTTTAAAAACTTCATAAGCGGTTGATTTGCTGATTCCGAAAATCTCTTTCAGGTCATCGGGCGATAAATACGGTTTAATCATTAGGCTTAACCGCTAATTCTTCCGCAAAAAAAATCTTCTTAAAGGTTGCATCGTCAACCTCGGGGAACAACTTGCGGAATTTTGCTAACTCGGATGTCGTAAATTCGGAAACACCGCCGAGCTTGTTGTAAAGACTCTGTGGCGACATTCCCAAGGCGGTTGATACTTCATAAATCTTTTTTCCGTAAAGATTCACAACATCCATGAATGCCTTTCTGTCTGTCATTTCATCATCTCCTTTCTGTAAATTAGGTTTAACCGCTAAAAACCTATGCCAACAAAATAGCATCTGCCGCTAATGTTTGTCAAGAATATTTTACAAGAATTTTAAAATGTGCTAAAATCGGGGCAAGAAAGGGGGCGATCGTATGACGGAAAAGGAAAGACAAGACTATCTCATAGCATTTGGAAATAGGGTCAAAAGCTATCGGCTTGAACTCGGCATGACACAAGGCGAGTTGGCGGTCAAAATGGGCTATGTTGACGGCAAGAATCCCTCTGCTAATGTTTCCAAGATAGAAAAGGGGCAAATGGAACTGACACAAAGCAAGATTTTAGACCTTGCCAAAGCCCTGCAAGTCGAGCCTTACGAACTATTCACGGATGCTCAAACCAGCCGTTTAATTCGTTATGCAACCGAAATCTCGAAAATGAAAGGGGGCGATTAATATGTGGGTTTCTAATGGATACCTTGTGGAGTATTATATTTCGCCCAATACCGGGATTAAAAAGAAAGTGTCGGTCAAGATAAGGGGCACGTCAGAAAAAGCCAAGCAAGAGGCAATTAGACGGCTTGACGATAAGGTCAAGCACCTTGAGGACACACGGATTAAGTTTTCCGAATGCGTTCAGCTTTGGCTGAAAGAATGCTCACGATCTGTAAAGCCCTCAACCTTTAGGAAATACCGCATCACGCTTGACAGTATTCAAAAGGTCATCGGCGATGCGTACATGGACAAGCTGACGGCTGGATATATCCGCCAAAAGTTTATTGACAGCGGAGAATCCAACCGCACATTGAATGGATATTTAAAAACATTCAAGACCTTTTGGCGTTGGGCTTATAGGAATGATTTTGTCGAAATGGATGTTGCGAACAAATTACAGAATTTCCAAGACACGCCCAAAAAGGAACGCATTCAGGACAAATACCTTGAACCAAAAGAGCTGTCCAAATTATTAGACTCAATGAAAGAGGAACGCTGGAAACTCGTCACGGAATTTCTCGCCTTGTCGGGTTTAAGATGCGGAGAACTCGCATCGCTGACCAAAATGGACACCCTCGGGAAGTATATCCGGGTGAATAAGACCTACGATGCAAACAACAACGTCACGACATCCGCTAAAACGTATGCATCCAAGCGTGAGGTCTACATCCAGCAAGAACTAAAAGAGTGCATTGTTCGAATAAACAAATATTGCGAGTTTCAAGCCGAGGTCTGCGGATATAAATCAGAGCTATTCTTCCCGGACACGGACGGCACCAACCTCAAATATTACACTTATAGAAAATACCTTGCGGAAAACTCCGAAAAAGTCCTTGGACGTAAAATCGTACCCCATACCCTACGACACACGCATTGTTCCATGTTAGCGGCAAAAGGGATGTCCTTGGAATCGATCAGCGACAGGCTCGGGCATTCGGACAGCAAGGTCACAAAGGAAATATATCTGCACAAGTTGGAAGAATTAAAAGAAAAAGAGAACCGACAACTCGATGAAATCCACCTCATAGGATAAAAAAAGAACCCTTGGCACGACTAAAAGCACGACCAAGGGTTTCTTTATGCCTATTTCAGGGGCTTTTAAGTGAGACACGTGCTAATTATATATAGTCCGTCATAGTCCGCCATAGTCCGCAAACGTCCGATTTTTCGGCATTCCTAAAATCAGACCGCATGAATAGGCGACACTAAAAGCACGAGTAAAAGCACGACCTATGTGTAAAATTTTGGACATAGAAAAAGCCCCCCACGGGGCAGGAACCGTGAGGGGTATAGAAGAAGAAAAACACGATATGTCATCCCTTTCGGGTTATGACCCAATTCGACCTTCATTTTTCCCGAAATAGCAATAATGCCAATAATACAAGGGATAATTATCGCCGTACACTTTCCGCAAGTCCTCGTATCTGTCAATGTACGCTCTCGGGTCAAATTCTGCGGATGCCTGACGTAATTCGTTCATCCCAAACGTGATGAAGTGATTCCACAAGGCGGCGTGATCGTTACCAAAAGCCGCTTGTAAGTCCGCATACTTGTTGACGTAATATTCGGGGTCAAATACCGGGCTGAAATCCGTGCCCATGTATATGTAAGTGACAGTGGGCTCGGGAATCGGTTCCCCCGAATAGTCAAAATATGAAATATCCATGTCAACACGCCCATTTATGCCGCTAACTGAACCGCTTGACGAATATTGCCATAACTGATAATCAAGGGCATATTTGGGCTTGGAGCCGTACCGTGCGACCCATTTGTCATAAGCACTTAAACGGTTGATGTCGAGCCTGTCCTTGAATCCCGAAATATCGGATGCATAAATCCCGGCTTTATATCCAGCCGCTTTGACGGTTTCACAAAAGCCGATGACGGCATCTGTGTTCCCCTGTTTTGTTGCGGACGTGGGAGCCTCTAAATCGGAATAGCAAGGATATTCAAACACTTTTCCGCCTATCAGCGAAAGGAAGTGCTGGGCATCCGCTACACCAGCCGCCGCCGATGTGCATCCTTTACCGTTGAAGTAATAGCATCCGAGCTTTATCCCGTTAGCCCTTGCCTCGGAATAATTCCGTTCAAAAGAACTGTCCCGGTATCTGCCCGAATCGGAGCCACCAGCCTTGATGATCGCAAACACAACACCGTCAGCCTTGACCTTTGCCCAATCTATTGTTCCTTGCCAATGCGACACATCGATTCCTTTGAGCTGTGTGTCGGTTTCGTATTCGATATAGGGGAGCAATCCGAAATCCGTCCATGAATACTTGTTTTTCGGACCGTTCTTGTAGAGGTATCTTCCGCCCTTTTCATCGACATAGGTGTATTGCACTTTGGAATCCCAAGCCCCCGTACACTCTACGACATTGAATGTTTCGTTCTGATATTTGAAATCCCCGACATATATTCCAGCGTGAGGGGAGTTGGAAATATAGAGATATGTTCCGGGGATTCTTAACTGTGTGAAATCCTTTGAACGGTCTGTGCATTGCATCAATAAATGATACCCGTCCACATCCCCGGTCACGAATGTTGCAGGGGAAACATAAGAACCCTTGACCCTTGTGTCAGCCCACGGGGGATTTGCAAGAATCGTCTTGATTAGATTCCAGCAATCCCATGAATATTTTGTGCCGTCATAATATCCGCAATTATAGGGGAAATGGTTGTTATAACAATTCGGCACGTCATGGGCTTGTTTTAACAGCTTAATAAATTCACTTGCTTTCATCCCTTATATTCCTCGATTAGTGCTATCGCCACCGACACGGCAACGAGTAAGCACAAACACGCAAAAATTATCATCAATATATCAGCCATTTTTCTTGTTGTATGCCTTGGTAGACACGCCAATTAAAGCACCGATGAATGTCGCAATAGCTGAAATTGTTCCGCATACGATCTCGGCACCGTCAATGTGATAAAGGGCGAATATAGTCGCAACGAGTGTCACAAGAGCTGGAGCGAAAATCAAACACAACCATTTCAAGATATTATAGAGCTTGTCAGAAATAATCATTTGTATTCTCCTTTCATTTTTGGTCTTTGTAAACTTCCCGAATTTGAATCAAATCCAAAATCATCTGTCTTGTGTCCTTGCGGATGAACTCGATAAATTCCTCGGTCTTAAATTCTTCTTTGTATGTGTACTGATTAATCAAATCAATAAGTTTATTCTGCTTAACCTTGATGTAAGCCTCGGATTTGGAAAGATGATTAAAAGAAATCCACTCGACATATTCTGCATACACACGCATGACGATGAACCGCCCGAGCCATTCATTGTAACCCTCGGGCTTGTCAAGGTCATTCTCAACGGATTTTAAATGGAGCCGAACATAATCTTGCTGTTGCCTGATGATGTTTCTCTCGGTGTCCATAGCACCAAGGCGAACCGAATCCGTGTGTATCTGCAAAAGGTTAGTTTTAACCAGCACCACGCCACCGATGATGCACACGCACAAGAAAGTTAAAACCGCCACGGCATTAGTTGAGGTTAGTATGTTTGCTATGCTTTCCCACATTTCAAACATCCCCCTTTGTAACGGTGCCGTCCTCATTGATAATGTAACCGTCAGCCTCGATCATTTTTCTAACTTGCGGACGTAACCTTGCTGGAACATCGAAAAAGTTTTTGCCGTCACGCTCACAGGATGTCGCATATATCCTCGCCAATTATTCGCCCTCACTTTCAATAACCATTTCGTAAACTTCTTCAAGTGCCGTTCTTACGTCCTCAACATCAGAAGTATTAACCTCTATCGCCTCGCCTTGAATCCCGTCCGTGTTCCTTAATCCGTCCTTTTCATAGCCGTTATACTTCTTGTCGTTGTTGTAGGCTTTCAAAAATGCGTTGAAATTCTTTTCCAACACGTCAAGCCGTTTGGCGATCATTTCAATTTCGCTCATGCTTTCCCCTTTGCTTTAGTTGTGCTTAACCAACCACCCACGACATCAAAAGACATCGTGGGTTTAATTACATGAATAGTCATTAAACATCTTCTCTGCCGTAGAATTGAAGTGATGAAATATGCACCATACTTGAATTGTACGAATCGGTAATAAACAACCTATGTTTTGTTGATTCAACAGGTGTTGAATATACATAAGTTTGTGTATCAGTAGTAGACGGAAAAACTGTCGCTGAATTGGGAACATCAACCCAAGAGTCATTATCATAATATTGGAATTTTATATTTTTGGGATTCCACGTTGCACTTGTTGGATGCCCGTGCAATTTCACGCTATATATTTTTTTGCTATTTGTAAACTCATAAGCAAGGTATTGATTTGATGTTTGACCATTTGCACAACACCAACTATCACCAATAACATCGTAAATTCCGTCAAAACCTAACCACGCAGGATTATCAACACCATATACTGAGCTTGCACTTGCTACACCGCTCGGTGTTGTATCACTTGTCATAGTCGGAATCTTCACATTCAGCACCGACTCAAAGTAAACGGAATTACAAATTGCATCACACCACGTTGCATCCGCTAACAACTTATTCGCACAGTAGTTGTTTAGTCCTATGTAGGTCATGGCGGTGGAGTCAGCACATATTCCACTTGCCCATGTGGTAGACCTTACAAGATAATCCGTGGCGTTATTGTCCGAGATTAAAGCGGATAACGTAGTTGTATCAGCAAGGACTTCCGCAAGTGTTGTATAGGATTTATCCCATATATTCGCACAATGAAGCCATGTTTGAATGTCGTCTGTCGGTGTAACCGTTGAACCGTCAGGGATAACCACAAAAGCCACGTTGTAAGTCGTTTGAGCCGTAACGCTTACCGTGGTGGCATTCGTGCCGTCTGTAACCGTCCAAGTGCCCTTTGAGTCTACTGTCACTTCATAGACACCCGTACTTGTTTCCGTTGCGGTGTAAGTCGTTCCCCCTTTGGTTGCCGTAACGGTCAAGCCTGTCGTGGTTGTTACGATGATTTTTGCCTCAAAAGGGATTAATACCTCTGTGGTTGTTCCATTGATCGTTATCTCTGCGATTTTCTCGCCCGTGGCTTGTATCTGTGTCCAAGATACCGTGTCGCCACTTCCCCCACCACTTCCACCAAGGGATAAAATATCACAGTAAATATTTCGCCATGCACCCGAATAATAAGTAAGTCCAGCCGTGGTGCTTGTGATTACGAGTCGTCCTTGCCCTACGGTATCAGCAATTGACAGAGTTTGAGTATTTCCCTCCCATTTCATGTGATACCAACCAACCGCACCGTTTGAGGAGTCATATACTCTAACAAGGTAAAAGCCATTAACAAGGGTTTTATCAAGGTTGCAAGTTACATAAACGCCCGCATCCGAACCGATTAAGCCGTTTTTGAGGTACAATTCATTTCCCGAAACATTTACCACGGTTGCGTTGTTGACAGAGTCGTCCGTAACAGACACTGCCCCCGTAAATTTGAGTTTTGAACGGCTCGGCATACTGGTTCCGTTTGGATCTACTATTGTATGCCCGCCACCGCCACCGCCACCGCCACCGCCCAAGTTCTGGTCTATTATGTCCATGTTGTCGTTATACGACTGGCGAAAGTCTCCGAACTGGTCGCCCGCCTCGGGTTTTGATAAGTTATAATTCGGCGTATATGTTGCCATGTATTCTCCTTAATTCCAAGTCGGGGTGTTAGACCACCAATTATCGAATGCACCTAAATTCGTGCCGCTTACTGTCCAATTTTCTGCGTTGGATGCATCCTTTGTGTAAGGTGTAAGGTTATAAACCAACCGAGAATAACTCTCTCCGTCATACGTCCAATAGTAGTCCGATTCTTCGTATGCATCTTCGCCCGTTTCGTCTATCTTTCCGAACTTCCTTGTCCCGAACATATTTGATATATTAGTGCAATTCGACAAATCAAGAATGATGTCATCAACGTTCAGGAATGCGGATGCATAACCAAACATTCCACCCAAGTCAGCGGCTCCGAATGTCCAGCCATTAATCGCACTAACGTCATTAATCCAATGCGACCATTCAAACATCTGTCTGAAGTCTGTCACGTTTGATACATCCCAGGATGCAATCGCACTAATATCAACGAGTTTATTACACGCCCGGAAAGTACAATAAAGGGACGTGCAATCGGACAAATCAAAATTCTCAACGCCGTCAAGGGAAGTGATCGCTGAACATCCCGTAAATGCGGCATAAAGATTTGTCGGTTTAGGACTCCAATTTGCCAAAGGTTCAAGGCTCGGGATTTTTGCACAACCCTCACAAAATCTCTGCATATCGGTCACGTTTGAAACGCCCCAATTTTCAAGCCCGTGTAGGCTTGAAAGTTTTGTGCATCCTCTGAATGCTGAATCCAAGTTTGTAAGGCTGGAAGTGTCCCAATTCTCAAGAGCGGAAATATCCGTCAGATTTGAGCAACTCCAAAATGCATTATTTAAAGTCGTGACTTTTGAAATATTCCAATGTTCCAAGCCGTGAAGTGAGGCAAGGTTCAAATTCTCCCCGAATATTGCTCCCATGCCCGTCACGTTTGAAACGTCCCAATTCTCAAATGCGGTCAAATCGGTCACGCCTGTATACCACAAAACGCTTACCATTTCGGTCACGTTGGAAGTGTCCCAATCTTTAATCGCTGAAAGGTCTGTGAGGTTTCCTGCACCGTGGAAAAGGTCTTTAAATCGGGTACAATTTGACGTGTCTGCAAATTCAAGCTCGGAAATGTCTGCCAAAACAGCACTCTGTAAGAACGGATGAATGCTATGACCCAAAGCCGTGGCTCTCCAAGGAATCGATGAAACCTTGGTATAATTTCCGCTCCCAAGGGCATAATCCATGACCTGAACAACGTCATAAGCATCAGGGCGGATGAATGCATAGCCGTCCGTGTATATGTCCATGTTTGCCAACGAACTCGCAACCGTGCCATGATCGACAACCGTTATTTTCTGTTTGACCGTTTTCTCAACGAGAATCGTTTCTTCATCGTGAATGTATTCCCTGCGATAATGAACGGACACCTCGGTTTCGCCCTCGGTTGTAAATGCGGTATTAAGTGCCGGGGTAAAGGTACAATGTGCCATGTCATCCTTGACCGCATCAAAGAAATTTCCGTCCTCATCGGGGACTTCGAAATAATACTGTCCAGCATAATTGACGGAATTTAAGGGAACGAAAGGATGCGAAAATATCTGCTTTTCGCCCTCACCCGAATCGAGCAATGTGTAATCATGCCCGGAGCCGAATATAACGAACTTTAGATTGTTTGTGTTTATTGTTGCACTCATGCCAATTCATTCCACTTTAAAGCATTGTCATTTATGGTCAGATATACTTTTGCAACGTGCGAGGTCTTGCCCGTGACCCTAAATCCACAAGTTGATGTCAGAACCCTTTTTCCGAGCAATTCCTTGTCCTCTACGTCAAATTCATAGGTTGCATCGTCATCAACTGTAATCAATATTAGAACATCTGCCGTGTCGGTAAGTGTCGCCTCTGCGGTAAACATGAACCCCATTCTCTGAACGTCAACGGTCTGTGTCCACTCGATCTCTGCGACCTCGGTTTTCGTTCCGCTGGGAACTGATAAAGCGGATGTATTCTCGGTATGTAATAACCAAAAATTCTTTCCACCCGACTCGGCTCCATTGTTGTAATCAGCGGAAAGCCCTGCGACAGTTTTGGAAAATCTGTCCTGTGCCTCTGCAAGAATAGGATTGTCGCCCGTGCATATAACCGACATCGTGCCGCCGATGTTATATGTGATTTGAGTTATCGCACCGATGTCATAGGCTCCAGCCTGATTGTCCGTGAAAGTAAGGACATCCCCGGGGTCATAAGTAGGAACGAGGGGCATTTCCGCACTAAACGGCACATAATAAACCCCCGTCCAAACATCGATTATTTCCTGCAATGCATCAAGTCTGTTTCCCTGAACGGTTATCTGCAAGAAAGGATTTGTGCCCAAATCAAGGACAAGTCCCCCGGTGTTGGTGTTTGAAACGTACTCTTGAACACCCTCGCCTTTATAGATCGAATACAAGCCGTCAAAGGTTGTTCTGTAATCGGATAATCCCGAACTATAACGGAATGATGCAGGAACCGTGTCATTCGATGCTGACTTGTATGTCTTTAAATACAACGCCCCGTCACGTCCGATGTAGGCGAACGCCCCAAGGTAAGCGGCGAGATATTCGAGAACGTCACGCCATGTCTTAACATCAGCCACTACGTCAGCGAATCCCGTTTTCCTCTTTCCGTTTGGAAGTCCTTCAATGTCGCCAACTGAAGAACCCAAGGAAACACCACAAGCCGTACACATTTCACTTAACCATGCACTCGGCTTTTGAATTGTGACGTGCTGACCGGGAGCAAATGACACCGCATCGAATTTGACCATGTTGTCATAAGCCTTTAGTGATATATGGTCAGCCGTCTGCGTTGCCTCGGAAACTGTGAACACGCCCATGGGAATCACATCCGATGCACCGTCAAGGGAACACGAAACGGAAACCTCTGCACCAAATAACTCATAACGTGACACACCAGCGAGAACCAACTCAATGGAAAAAGTGGATGCGTATGCTGTGCCGATGTTTAAAGTCTGCGAGGAAATCGACCTTGTTATACTTCCACCGCCGACAATATCGGCATTCGTGAAAGTGTAAGTGTTTCCCCCGGATGTCGTGATCGTTCCGCTCCAAGATAACTTTCTAATATTTGATTTTATTTTTGTTTGGAAATCTGCGGATGCTGAATACATTAGTATGCCGTGACCTCGAATGATACGTCCCAATAAGTTTTGGTTCCGTTGTCCTTGATTGCGTTGAGGGTCAAATTCTGAATGAACCCGCTGAAATTGTCCTCGGCAAGTGTTGCGGGATTGAGATAATAGATCGTGAGTGCCGTTCCCGATACATAATAGCCTTGAATCTTCTGAAACCAAGTATCATCAATGGTTGACGTGACCGAGATATGCGGAACACCCAAACGCTTTATATCACGCTGGAGTGTTCCCGCCTCGGTTTCTTTTATGGTTTCCTTGTTCTCAAGAGCTAATGTGTAACTCCCTTTAGTTAGTGGGAAATATTCGGTGCTGAATTTTAATTTAAGTTTCTGTGCCATTAGCGACCCCCTGAAACGAGTGCGTGTCTTTGCTGGGCGTTGAGGATAATCGTGTCGAGCTTTTCCTGCCCGATATAAACGGGAATCACAATGTCGCCACTATCCCCCGTATTTGCCCCAAGAACACCGCTTATATTCTCGAGTGGATTGTTTATGCCCGAATAGTTATTCGATGAAATTTGAGCCGTCTGAAAGTCCGTTGAGATCGTTCCAGCAACCGAACCCAAAGCGTTCTGAATTAATCCGATGTTATCCTTAATGCCTTGAGCAAAAAGCATCATCATATCCGGGGCATAAGTATGGAAATTAGAAAGAGGTCCGTCCTCGGGTTCAGAGAATCCCAAAAGTGACTTAATTGTCGATGCAAGGTCTGTGACCGTGCTTTTGAGGTTTTCCCATTTTGCCTTGATGCCGTCAATGAAGTTTTGAACCATGTCTTTACCCCAATTTTTAGCATCTTCGATTTTCTGCCAAAATCCGTCCTTTACGCTCTGAACCAACTCGGCACCCGTGGTCACTAACTGACCAACGACCATTAAAATACCCTCAATTAACTTGAACAGTAATTCCGCACCAGCCTCAAGGATTTTCGGAGCGGCTAAAATGATCGCTTTGACCAAATTCATGACTATTTCGGGAGCCTTGGCGATTAGTTTAGGCAATGCACGGATTAAACCCTCGGCAAGTGAAAGAATCAACTGTAATGCCGCATCGACTAACATGACCAATGTGTCGGGGTCTGTCAGTTTATCCACAATTGTGAGCATAACGTCAACGATTGCAGGGATGAGTGTAGGCAACGAATCGATTAAACCCTGCGACAAAGCAAGAATAAGCTGGAGTCCTAATTCAATTATCATCGGGAGCATGGACAAAATCGTTTCCACGATCAAATTGAAAAGAACCGGGATTTGGTCAACGATTAACGCCAATATATCAGGCAATGCCTGAATCAAAGCATTTACAAGCTGAATCGCCGCATCGATTAAAGGTGGAACTAATGTTGCGACCAAATTCGGAATCATCTGCACAAGTACCGGGGTTATCTGTGTTACCAACGAACCCAAACCACTTAATGCGTTTAGTATAGTCGGCATTAAGTTATTGAGTGCGGTCACGCCCGTATTAACAAACTGTTCGATTAAAACACCAAGGTCTGCATCCGGGTTAGCCATACCAGCGACAAGGTTTTTCCATGCCGCCCCAATGGATGCCACCGAACCCGTAATTGTTCCCGATGCCTCTTTTGAGGTTGTTCCCGTGATGCCCATGTTCTCTTGTACGACATGAATCGCATCGGCAATGTCAGCGAATGAATCGATGTTATACTCGATGCCCGAAATCTCTTGAGCCTTGTCCAAGAGGTCTTGCATACCCTCTTTAGTACCAGCGAATCCAAGGGCGAGGTTATCCAACATGGTAAAGTTGCCACGGGAAAAACCACGGTAAGCGTTCTGAATGGACTCCATGGACGTGCCCATTTTGTTGACGTTATCAGCCATGTCAACGATGATTTGGTCTGTTAAATCGGCTGAACGGGAGATATTTCCCTCGGATTCCATAAGGGAATTGTTCAGGGATGCGGCAAATGTCAAAGCCGTTTCCATGTATTCGTTGGCTGAAAGTCCAGCGGTTGCAAATGCCCTGTTTGCGTTTTCTTCTATGTCAACGGACAAATCCTCATAAAGAGTTTCCATTCCACCGATTAACTGCTGATAATTCGCATACGATGAAACCGCCTCTTTAGTGACCGCCGCCGCACCCGTAGCCGCCGCACCAACCGCCGCCGTTACGCCTTTAGCAACCGCACCGATGCTCGATGCAAAAGCCGAGCCGAATGTAGCACCGCCGCTTTCCCCGGCATCGCCCATGGCTCTCTCGATGTCTTTTCCCATGCCCTCGGTTGACGGCTTGATTTGTAAGTATGCCTCACCTATTGTCACGCCCATGCGTTAAATTCTCCCATGCTGACTTGAAATCATCAGCGGTCATGAATGAAACAAGCTCGTCCTCGTGTTCCTCGGTCAATGCCTTTAGAACCGATTCCGGGCGGTTTCTGTTTCTCTGTCCGTCTTTAGTTTGAGCCCAACTTTGGAACGATAACTCGTCCACCATTCGGGCGATTAATGTCTGTGTCAAAGTGATCTTGCTTTTTGAAACTTTCATCTTGACCCTGCTTTCGGGTCTTAACCCAAAACAAAGAGTTGCCACCAGCTCGGGCGACAACTCTTTGAAATTTAGGATGTGATAAGTTTCTGCAAGGTCACAAATCAAATCGTCCTTGCACACCGCCAAACAATGTGCAAGGAAAATCAGTTTTTTGGGATTTTGCTTTCGAATATTTCCTGAACTTCAGCCATTACGACCTCGGCAGGAACGAACCCGTCATTCTGACTTGCGATGTGTTCCATGAACTTGGAAAAGCCCTCGTCCCCGAACATCAACTTGACCATTTCCTGTGCCCCCTCGAGCTGTTTAATGCCCTCGGAATTTTGACACTTGGTTATTGCCATTGTAAAACGCCAATCAGTAAGGATTCTGTCATCGATGTCATAAGCAAATCCACTTTTTGTTTTTCCCTGCATTTTTCTTCTCCTTTAAAACTTATACGCTCGGAACGTCTGCGGTGATGTATTCGTAGTGATATACACCGTTTGTGTCGGGAACATCGGTTATAGTGATGTTATAACCAACCGCCTCATCATCCTTGTAAGTGATCTCGCCAAGCTCGGAAATAGTGCCGTTGGGAACGACAATTCTCTTGGCTCTGCCGCCCTTGAGAATCATGTCAAACACCCATGCACCGCTGGGCATATCCTGTGCGGTTGCCTTAATAGTAAGGTTTCCACTTCCGTCAGGGGTAACATTCGCACTTCCGTAAATGGTCTTGAGGACATCCTCGTTCATTGCCTCGAGTAAGGTCAGGGCGAATGTGTCGGGTCTGTCGGTCTGAAGTGAAAGAACGGTGTCTCCACCCCAAGCCTTAACGGTATCACTTTCGGGGCTGTTATTGTTGGTCAGACCGTCCTCGGAAACATATCCAAGCTCGACAAACGCACCGTCAAGGGATGCGGTTGCTGATGTAGGAAGTGTGCTACCAATGGGAGCCCAATGGACAGCACCGCCGACTTTAGGCTTACCAACTGAAACTTTGGTTGCATCAGGCATAGCTTTTCTCCTTTAATAATATAAATTGTAATAACAACGATAACGGTATCTTTTAAGAACTGTGTCCGGGTCATCATTCCCACCGCCGAGCTTACATGACACGTCAGATTCCTCATGGAACTTGTCGAGTGCGGTTCTTAATTTTTCATCAAGCACCGCCGCCTCATACTTGCTCGGGGCATAAGACCTAAATTCAAGTGTCGCCTCGTTGACAAGGTTTTCACGTCCTCGCCCGATTAACTGAAAGACGATGAATGATGACGGGAGTGTTTTGGGAATCTCAAGAAAGATTCCAATGTTATCCTCGGCAAATTCGCCGTCAAGAAAATTCTTGACCTTTTCCTCAATTAGCATCTTCTTCCACCTTTACTATCACTTGAACACGGTCAAAGCCCACGAACGATGTCAGAACTTCCCCGATCTTCTCGGATTCATTCATGACGGCATCCATGCACATTTGGCTCTGCCATAAATCTTTCATCATTGCCGTGGGCAACACGACCCTAACTTTCTTGTCTTTCAAGATGCACCTTTCTGTTCCACCTCGTAGGAATGTTTTCCGGGATTCCAGCGGTTGCATAACCTATTGTGTGATAAGTGCCACCAAAAGGGGCAGGGAGTGTAACTTCCGTATCTTCCCACACATTATCATCGGTTTTCGGTATCGCTAATGTATAAGCGACTTTCTTCCCGTACATGGTCAGCATATTTGTGATGTCGTCAGATGACGGCTCCCCGACTAAAACGTCAGAAACATTCTTTGGAACTGTGGAATAAATAGGACGACCAAATGCATCCGTGCCCGTCTGTGTTTTAACGTTCAGAACGACCGTGACACCTCTCATATTGAAACCCTCGTCATATATTCAAGAATGGAACGGCATCCGATGTTATTTCCGCATCCGAGCATTTCCTTTTCGAGCTTGTTCAGATATAATTCGCCAACCGATGAATTTGACCCCATTGTCCAGCTCTGTGAATAACCAAGTGCCGACATACTTCCCTGCGTTGCACCGACAGGAACGTCAGCATCGACATTCATCGCACGGATGACCATGCGGCATGAAACGAGTTTCTTCACGTCTGCGGATGCATTCGCATTGAAACCGTCAATGATGATCGCCGCATCATCCAAGAGATTAGTGCATATATTCTGCTGTGTTGTGTCCATAGTGGTTGACATTCTCGCCTGAACGTCACTCACGGTTGCATAAGCCATGATTCCCTCATTTCTTCCTTGTGGAACGTCTTACTGTTTTCTTGGTTTCCTCGACCTTTTCCTCGGTCTTGGTTTCCTTTATAACCTCGACCTTTGGCTTTTCCGTGTCAGCGGCAAGGGGAAACCCTGCCGCCTTGTATTCGTCAACACGGTCATCCGCTACCAAAAAAGCGGTCTTGGTGTAAGGATTTATGAACTCTATCATCAGATAGAGGGAACGCCTGTTGCGGTAAGGGCGTTGAACATTGCGGTGTCGGCACGGAAACCAACCTCGATTTCGGCTCTTACAGCAAACATATTCTGCTGGAAAAGATTAATGGTGTTGTTGTCGCCGTCAACAAGTGTAGCATCGCTTGAATAGTCGATCTTGACACCCTCAACGATTCCGTAAAGAGCCTGTGACCAATCTCCAGCATATCCGACAACGCTGGGAGAACCACTCTTGAAAGCGGCTTTGGAAAGCTCGGTTCTTGCACCAAGGATAACGGGAACAGCACCCTCGGAAACGTTGTTGATGAAAAGAGGTCTCTTGTTGTCATCAGTAGCACCGAGAAGAATGCCTCTGCCCTGTGCGGAAATGACATAACCGTTTACAACACCGCCATGGAGTGCGATGTCGGTATCAGCGGCAACAAGTCCCTGATATACATCGGATGCAAGACTCTGTGCGGTTACTCCTGCGAAAGTATCGAAATCGGAACCGGGAGCGGTGCCATGGAAAACGGTGTCGTCAAACTTCTTACCAAGAGCGGCAGGAAGTCTTTCGATAAGTGCATCATAAAGAGCGGCGGCATCTCGTCTGAACTCGTTTGAAAAAGGAACGATGACAGCGAGTTTGTAACCTCTCATGATCTTGGTGGAAAGTCCGGGATTGCTTACGGGCTTGGATGCGGTTTCTCCGACCCATGATGCCTCGGGGTCAGAGGTGATGACCTGAATTGCGGCTCCACGTCCGGGGAGTGCAATCTGACGTGCGAGTTTCATGACAGCGGAATTTTCCTGTGCCTTTGCGAGAATCTCGTTAGAAACGTCAACGGGTAAAGTGATGTCGGTTCTATTAGTTGATACGCCTGACATAATTTAATCTCCTTTTTAATTAAGAATCTGACCCATGAAATCAGCGAATTGCTGTTTCGTTGAGCCGTTTGGTTTAGGCATTTCGCCACCGTCCTTGACTTTGGGATAACCGCTGGGCTGGGCGTAAGCCTTTATCGCCTCTGCCTGTGCTTTGCACTCGTCCTCGGTTGCCCCGGTCAGTAAGTGAACGGGAATGCCTGTTTCATTTGCTACATTCTCCCTCATGGTTCGAACTTCATCCGCTTTCTTCAATGCGGTAAGCTCTGCCTCGAGGTTGTTTGCACGTTCTGTCGCTTTCTCCAATTCGGTCTTGTTCTTTTCCTCTGCCTCATCGAACTTGTCGGCTTTGGCTTTCAGAACGTCATAGTCAGCATATTTGCCTTTTTCCTCGGCAAGTCTTTTCCCGACTATGGCATTGACCTCATCCTGCGTGAATGTGCGTGTCTGCATTTCTGCATTTTCCTGTGTGGTTACAGTAGCGTTTTCGCTCATTTTTGAATCTCCTCTCTGCGAGTAATATCCTCGTTATATGGAACGAGTAACCATATAAAAAAGCACCCTTTCGGATGCTTAATTAACGTCTATCAAGCCGTCATTGTCTGTGCCCTCTGTCGGCTTGTTCCTTGCGTATGCCTCACGCCTCATCGAATTGATTTTCTCTTGCGGCGTTGAACCCTCTGCGTGTTGGTACATACTTAAATATGCATCGGGGTCATATCCTGCGATGTTCAGATTTTGGTTATGTCTGACCGTGTACTGACAATCGCAATTAGAATGAATATGCTCTGCATGTCCGCCCTTTAGGGCATCCTTTGACATATATTGCCAACCCCTTGATGCAAGGGTCAGACAAAAAGCACACGTTTCCCCGGCTGGAATCCAAGCGAATTGTGCCCCGTCACGTTTGGCATTGTGTAACGTGGTATCAGCCGCCGCCATTTTAACCCAACGTGTCGCCGCACTCGCTATTTCCTCGAAATTCTGTGAGGTTTTGATTGTTCCTTGGATTGCCTTTGCTACATCGCCATAGTTGGCTAACGGGGCGAGTTCGGCTGGCGGAAGTAAAACACCCTCAAGGTCTGCGGTCAGGTCATACATTTCAGCCGCCAAAGAACCAGCCGCCTCGCCATATTCATTGACTATCGCATAAGCGTAATCCATGAACTCTTTCAAGGTTGCATCATCAAGAACCATTTCCGAGGGATTCCCGATGCCTATGACATTATGCGTGGTTAAATACTTGACCAGCTTTTCAGCCGCCGCCGTGTTGATGTCACGCAACGTCAATATATATCGTTCCCACGACTTCCTTGAGATCGTCATCCCTCAATTTCCTCGATTAGTGCCATTCCCCTTGAACGCCCCTCTTGTGACTTAATTCTGCGGATGTCCGCTTTGTCAAATCCGAGCATTTCAAGGAATACATCGGTTGATGCGAATCCGTCACGAACCGATGCGATTTTAAGTGCCGCATCTGCGGTAACGGAAACACTCGGCATTGCAGGATTCTTGAAATGGGCGACTATTGCTTTCTGTTCATCGGTCAAGTCGTCAAGGCTTACGTCATAGGTAATCGCCAAAGCCATTAAAGCGATAGAACGCAACGCAACACCGTTCCCGATGTTTAACTGTTGAGCCGTTGCGATTAACGTCTGACTCTGTGCCATGATCGCATCGCTTGAAGTGGGATTTGCATCGTTTACAACTCCCGTATCGGTCACGGTCAAGCCCGTAGCCGCTGAAAACTGTGTTGCAAGTAACCTCAACATTTCAACGTGAGGGGAAATCGTTCCCTGCTGGAGCTGACCGAATGACGGCTTTTCCCCGGTTTCGGGATTTGATGTTGATGTCAGTATTGAGCCAACATAAGTGCGGAATTTATTGTCTATAACCGCCGCAAACTGTTCGTCAGTAACACCGAGCAAATACTTCTGTGGCGATGTTGCGAACTCCAAGCCAATGGATGCATTTGCAACCGTGCGGACATATCCGTCAATTAGTCGCCTGACGGGTTCTTTAATCCTTGAACGACCAAAGGGCTTGTTTGATGTTGCATTCCAAATCAGAGCTTCCATAAGCGGCCTGCCCATTTTGTGCAGATGCTGTTCAGCAACCCACAAATCATGACCGTATCTCTGAAGAACCCAAATCGAATCATCGGTATAATAATTGATTAAGGTTGCATCCCATGATGTCTTGTCGTTGTTCGGTGCCGTGTTTATAACAGCGAATCCATAAGCGATGCGACCTTTTTCTCCGTCCCAAATTGCCGCCGCTGTCTGTGGGCTATGGAAACGGATTTTCACGCCCTCGTCAGAATCGGTAAGTGTAGCAAACACACAACCATATTTCAGCTCGTCACGACAAGCCTTGATGTATTCGTCAACAAGGTTATTCTTCTCGGCTATTGTGTCGAGGTCATCCACCGCCTCGCCATTTACACCGACAAATCCGTCAAACATGGAACGTCCAGCGAGGACATCAACGGTCTTGGCTCCCCACGCACACCCAATTTCAAGCCTCTGTAAGCCGTCAGGAAGTGCAATGCCTAAATTTACGGAATTAAGGGAGATTTTGCCCTCATAATAACGGTTTTTTTCGTCATTCTTATAAGAATGTGTCTCATAAGTAGAAAGCAAGTCCTTAAACTTTGCCATTTCCTCTGCTGGAAAGTTTTTGATGTTTGTCACTTCAATATTGAGCATCTTTTAAACCTCAACCAATAAGCATCTTCTTGTTCGGGTCACGTTTTGATATTTTCGCCCCCCAAAATGCTAATGCACATCCCTCAATAGCGGATGAATTTTCGCCACCGAAACCCCAACCGCCGCCAATGGGTCTTTTTGTTGCCGTGATCGCTGACTCCCTCAAAGCCTCTTGACCTGAAAACCACGTCACGGATTCTTCATTTATTGCATCGACTAACATCCCAACGGATGCGATGACATCCCTTGCACCGGGTCTTATAACCGACCCTTTCATCCGCCATTTATCGGATATTTTCTCAACAAGGACATCAACGCCGTTCTTGCCGTCTATTACAACGCAACAAGCCTTTGATGACCTTTCGTTTAGCCATTCAGCCAACCAACCCGTGCCGTAGCCCGTAGGTTTTGCCTCTATCAACGAAATTCGGGCTTTGCCGTTCGTTGGAATGACCGCACCGCACAAGCACACCCATGAACCGTCTGCGGAAAATTTGACCCCATAAGCGGTCTTTCCCTCGGGTTTTGGTTCATCGGATTTGCATCTGTCCCATTTGTCGGACTCAATAGCATAATCTATCTGCTGGGAAACTGTTGGTGCCCACCAGCCCAAACGCTCACGGCAAAATCCGTCTTTCGACATGGTATTAAATTCTTCTGCCGTGAAATCTTCCGTCAAGCGGATTCCGAGTGCTGGGTTCGTCATGTACCAAAGTGTTCTATCTTCAGCATTTATCTTTTCGATGTTGTCCCCCTCAACTCCCCACTCATGCCATGCATCGTGAGGACTTGGAGAATCAAAACACCCTTGTCTTTTTCTTTTGAATACTTCCCCCGGACAATTCGGATAAGGCGGTGTTCCTGTGTAAATAAGCTGACGTGTTCCCGTCTGTGATGCGGAAAGTGTCGCCATGATCGCCTCGACCTGATCGTCCGTTAGCTCTTGAGCCTCGTCAAAGACTACAAGGGAAATTCCGTCAAAACCTCGAGCCGCTTGTCTTGAACGTGCGGAAAATTCTATCGTTCCACCGTTGTCAAGCTCGATGCATTCCTCACCGTTGGTGTAACGGATATTTTTTACAATATCTGTAATCTCGGGATGTCTTTTGTCTGTAAACATCGCCGCCAAACGTCTGAATGACTTTTTGCCCGTTTTGACCTGATGTGCTGTGTGTAAAATCTTTTCACCATTAACAACAAGCCCGAAAAACTCACGACATTCAAGGCATACGTTCTTTCCGTTCTGCCTTGGGAGTGATAATCCAGCGGATGTGACGGAATATTTGCCGTTTTCATCCTTGCCAAGCCAACAATCAATGACAGTTTGTTGCCATTCGTCCAATTCGCAACCATAAGCCGACATTAAAAGAGCCGCATCTTCCCCGTCTGTGGAAGTGCGACTCGGTTCTATTTGCACTCTTGGTAATTGTGAGCCTTTCATGCCTCTTTTTTATGTTTCCCCCTGACCAATTCAAGCACACTCTTTGGCTCGTTGGTTGCTATTTCCTCGGCTACACTTTCGACAGCCTCTTTGGGCAATGCTCCGAGTATTCTGTCCATGCCCGTGATGTACGACTTCCAAAGTGCCTCATATCCTTTATATAAAGGGTTCTCACGGATGCCACTCTGACCGCCGCCGTTGTCGTATGGTATAACGACAGAGGACGATGCAATTTTTTCTCTTGCATCGTCCAACTTTACTTTCATGAATGCCACATTTTCGATTATAGGCTCCAAGGTTTTGATTCGCCTTTCGGAAATGTCAGCCTCGATCAATATGTCTTTTATTCTCTGAACTTCGGATTCGATCATATATTCTTTCTTCCGATTTCTTTCCCGGTTCCTGCGTTGATGAAAGTTATCATGTCAACGACTTTTCCGTCTTTCTTCAGGACAACAACGGGCGAGTGTCCAAGTCCACCGCCACCACCTGAACTTGAACCACGTCCGCCAAAAAATTGAATGTTATATGTAAGCATATAAAACCTCTATTATATGATGTCTACGTTTCCACGCCCTCTGCCGACTTCTCCACGCCGCCTCTGTAAGTCTTTAAGGATTTGCACTCGTTCTTGTAATGCATCCAGCATTCCGAGTTGTGTAGGCGTTTTGTTATCGGGCATCGAATTGATTTGATTCCTTGTTGATCTCAATTCGCTTTGAATTGCATTTTCCACCACTGAAAATCCGTCCTCGTTTATGGCTCTTTCCATATTGCTCTTGAGTCCTTGGTTGTACTGACTTTCTTCAGAAAATGCATCGCTATATTCTTTTATTCGTGGGTCATTTGCTCCCGTGAGGGATTTTTCAAACTCGCTGGAGTTTTTAAATGTTCCAGCTCTCCCACCGCCTGATGATGCACCACGTCCGCCCATTATTTCCAATTCTCCGTGACTTTGTTGTCAAAATATATGACCTCAATGTCTTTATAATCAAAATCTAACTTGCCACCATAAACCAAGATCGTACTTGGTTCGATTCGTTTTATCATTTCTGTCATTCCGTCTTTCCATATCTGCAAGGCATCTTTATTTTCTTTTACGCCTATGGTAGACACGGAAACGATGCTCCCTTTCGGGATTCCCTCAAAGCAAAAATCGAAAGTTTCTTTTTCTGCCCAAGAAATTGTTGGGATGACATTTATTCCTTGATGCTGATAATATGCCCCGATTTGTCTTGAACGGTACACGTTCCATATCTTCATCGGCATAGGCATATCCATATACAATGAAAAGTCGGGGCTTAAAATACATTGATATTCTTTTAAAACGTCAACGTACTTCTCCGGGTAATTCCAAATTCGCTCAAACTGATAATCATCAACGTAAAAATGTATTCCGACATTTTTGTCTTTGTTCGTCTTTGCGTAATTGAAACCGATTAAATCATCCGGGATGAACTCGTCACAAAATATGATCGGCATCTGCCAAAACCCTGCCGTCATTTGCGTTTTATGTGCGATTCCGAGATTATATGCGTTGTTCGTGCGTTCTCGCTCATCGCCATAATAACCAATGTCTAAATCAGGCATTTCGGGAACTTTGAAATCGAATTGACCCAAATCAAAATCAAGTGAAATCGATTCAAGCTCTTTTTGTACTAATTCCAAATCCCAACTTGTATCTAATTCGGACAAGCGGTTATCAGCGAGGATGTATGCTTTCTTTTGGTCATCTGAAAGCCCCTCAATGCACACACAAGGCACTTTTTCCAGCCCGAGAAGTGTAGCCGCCTCGAATCGTCCATGACCAGCCAAAATGACGTTGTTTTTGTCAATTAAAATCGGGGAAACAAAGCCAAATTCTTCAATACTTGCCGCCAACCGCTCAATTTGTTTCTTGCCGTGGCGTTTTGCGTTGTTTTCGTAGGGTTTCAGGTCATTTAATCTGACGTGTTTTATTGTCCGTATTTCCCCCATTTGACCACCCCTTGACATTGTGGATAACTTCAAGGGGTATTTTGGTGCT